CTGTCCAGCTGCTCAATCTTTGGGACTGAAAATGGCAGAACCCGCCTCCACTACCGCCGCTACCGTCGCCGTGACCGGTGCCAGCCTGCTGGCACTGTTCCCTGGTCTAGATGCCGGGGCTGTACTCGGTGCCTTTGCCGGTGCCTCGGTGTTTGTCATGTCGAGCAACGACCTGACCACCATCAAGAAGCTGGCCTTCCTTGGCCTGGCCATTGTCGCCGGCCTGATCGCAGCGCCGATGGCCGCCGCGCTACTGGCGACGATCCTGCCCCAAAGCGTGCAGGTATCCGCCGGCGTCGGCGCACTGCTCGCCTCGGCGCTGGTGATCAAGGTGCTGATCTGGCTGATCAACAAGGCCGACAACCCGGCCGACCTGCTGGCCGGCCTGAAAGGGGGTGGCAAATGAACACCATCATGCTGCTGATCAATGCCCTGCTGGCCGCCGCTATCTGCCTGCGCCTGATCCTGTTCCGCCGTGAAGGCGGTACCCACCGCCCACTGGCCAGCCTACTGGCGTATGTGCTGACAGTAGCCTCGGGTGCGCTGGCCATTTCCATTCTGCTGCTCCTGGTACTGCCGGCTGCGGTACCTGGTACTGGCCACCTGGTGATGGCGTGCATGAACTACGCCCAGCCCATCCTGAACCTGGTGCTGTGCCTGGCCATCTTCGCCATGCGCGGCAATGTGGTTGAGCTGTTCCGCCGTAGCGACGACATCACCGATAACCCCGTCACCCGCTGGCTGAGGAAAGACAAATGGATCTGATCAAGAAAGGCGACCACGGCAGCGCCGTGGCCGAGCTGCAGCGCACACTGAACAGCCACGGTGCCCGCCTGAACGTGGACGGCTGGTTCGGGGACGCCACCGAAGCCGCAGTAGAAACCGTGCAGCGCCGTGCCGGCTTGGTGGTCGATGGTATCGTCGGGGTCAAAACCCATGAAGCGCTGCGCGGCCAACAGAACACCCAGCGCCTGCGCGAAGCCGACCTAGTCGCCGCCGCCGAACGCCTTGGCGTACCACTGGCCTGCATCAAGGCCGTGAATGCCGTGGAATCACGCGGCAGTGGCTTCCTGCCCGACGGCCGCCCGGTGATTCTGCTCGAACGACACGTTGCCTACCGCCAGGCAGCCGCTGCAGAGTATGACGCCCTCGCACTGAAGACTCGCTATCCGGCTTTGGTGAATACCGCGCGCGGTGGTTACGCCGGCGGTGCTGCCGAGTGGGCTCGCTTCGAAAACCTGCGCAGTGTCACCAGTGATGCTATCGCCATCGAGTCCTGCAGCTGGGGACTGTTCCAGGTGATGGGCTACCACTGGGCAGCGCTGGGCTACGCCAGTGCGAAAGACTTCCAAACACAGATGACTGCCTGCGAAGGCAAGCAGCTCGATGCCTTCGTCCGCTTCATCGAAGCCGACCCTGCCCTGCTCAAGGCGCTGAAGTCCAAAAAGTGGGCAGAGTTCGCCCGCCTGTACAACGGCCCGGCGTACAAGGAAAACCTGTACGACGCCAAGTTGGCCGCAGCGTTTGCCAAGTTCAGTGCAACGGCAGAAAGGCCCGCCGCATGATTCAGGCTCTACTCTCCCGCGCCGTGCCTGTACTGATCGCCGCGCTACTGCTGGCCGTGATCTGGGCGCTAGTCGTCCAGCGCGCATCGCTGCAGGACAAGGTCAAGGATCAGCAAACCCACATCACCGGGCTGGCCGAGCAGCTGAAAACCGCCGACCACACCATCAGCAGGCAAAGCGGCCAGATCCTTACCCTGGTTAATCTCAGCCAGGCCCAAGCGGCCGAGGTCGCAGAACAGCGGCAGCGGCTGGAAACCATCACCCGCAACGCGACGGCGCGCGCCGTCAAAATGGAAGCCATCACCCATGAAGATGAAGCTGCTAGGGCTTGGGGCGACACTCGCCTGCCCCCTGTTGTTGAACGCTTGCTCGACTACACCGGCACCGGTGGAGATACCGCCAGCCAAGCCGATCGTGATGCAAGCCTGCACACCGGTGACCGCATGCCGTATTCCGGCCAGCAGCCCGAAGAACAACCGCCAACTGGCGCAGAGCCTGCTGGAGACTCGCTCAGCTCTTGAGGCCTGCGCAGTACAGATAGATACCGTGGCAGCCTGCCAAAAACGTATAGCGAGCCTTGCAGATGAGTCAGCTATTTGACCAAGCGCAGCAGCGCGAAGAACGGCACCGGCAGGAAGCACTGGCGCGGCAAGAGGAAAAGGCAAAAGGCCACCCCGGTGGCAGCTTCAGCCATTGCAATGATTGTGGGGAGCCTATCCCGCAAGCCCGTCAAGAAAAAGTGAAAGGCTGCACACGATGCGTCGCATGCCAGACTGACTACGAACGAGGTAGACGATGAGAAAGCCCGCCAGCTGCCGTGCTGCGCTTGAAGCTGCTTTGCCATACCTGGTCGCAGAGCCAGACCGGCTGATCATGTTCATCGACGACGGCCAGATCGCTGCAGGCCTGGTTGGCCCCAGCTTTGAATACAAGTACACCCTGACCATCGGCTTGATCGACTTCAATCAACACCCCGACACGGTGATGGTGCCGCTGTTGCACTGGCTGCGCGAGAACGAGCCCGCGCTGCTGCAAAATCCTGATCGTCGAGGCGAGGCCATCAGCTTTACCGGCGAGATCAAGAACCACGACAGCTACGATCTGAGGGCGACACCACCGTTGCTACGCACCTGCCAGAGCCTGATCTCGACAAACCGTGGCCGGCCACTGACCGGCTGCAGATCTTCGTGAAAGACGACTTGATCTATGACAGTCAAAACGGCTGAGGCGGAGCTGTCTGCACTGCTGGCTACGCTGGAGCCTAAAGCCAGGCGTCAGCTCGCAGTGGGCATTGCCCGCCAGCTTCGCCAGAGCCAGCAAAAGCGCATCGCCGACCAGCTCAACCCTGACGGCACCGCTTTTGCCCCCCGTAAACCCACACTGCGGCAAAAGCAGGGAGCCATCCGCCGGCAGATGTTCAGCCGCCTACGCATCGCAAAGTACCTGAAAACCGAAGCCTCGGCCGATGCGGCAGTCGTCGGCTTTATCAGTAAGGTTGGCCGCATCGCCGCAGTACACCAGTACGGCCTGCGCGATCGGGTTCGCCCAGGCGGCGCAGAGGTGCAATACCCCGCCCGCCAATTGCTGGGATTCACCTCTGCCGACTACAGCGCCATTTCCGACCTGGTGATGTCGCACCTGCAGAACTGACGCCAATCTTTTGTCGTGCCAGACCATGGCACGACATCAACCAGACGACCAGCCCCCGCGCACGCGGCACACTTGCCGCATGGACGATTTCGCAGACATCAACCGCCGCCTCGAAAGCCTGATCCGCCTCGGCACTATCGCCCAGGTCGATCACGCGAAGGCCCGCGTACGCGTGCAATCCGGCAAGCTGACCACCGAGTGGTTGCCGTGGCTGACCGTGCGCGCCGGCACTACCAAAGAGTGGGATCCCCCGACCGAAGGCGAACAGTGTTTGCTGATCTGCACCAGCGGTGAAACGACAACTGGCTTTGTACTGCTTGGACTGTTTTCCGATGCCCACCCTGCACCTTCCAGTAGCCCGGACGAGCATGTCCGCCTGTACCCGGACGGTGCCCGAATCGCCTACAACCACGTTACCGGCGCGCTGTCGGCCACCGGTATCAAAACTGCCCTGGTGCAAGCCAAAGATCATGTCACCGTAGACTGTCCAGAATCGACATTCACCGGCAACGTGCTGATCAAGGGCAAGCTGACCGTGATTGGCGATGCAATCTTCAAAGCCAAAGCCACCGTCACGAAGCTGTTCAGCTACCTCTCCGGCATGTCTGGCAAAAATGGCGACGCCGGAGGCGAAACCACCATCGAAGGCACTATCCGCCACACCAATGGCCAGCTGTCCAGTAACGGTGTCGTGCTAGACCGCCACGACCACGGTGGCGTCGAGCGCGGTAACGACCGCACAGGTGACCCACGATGACCGCTACCTACATCGGCATGAACGCCGCGACCGGGCAGCAGATCAGCGAAGTGGATCACATCAGCCAGAGCATCGAAAAGATCCTGACCACCCCGATCGGGTCGAGGGTGATGCGCCGCGAGTTCGGCAGCTATCTGCCTGATCTGGTCGACAAGCCGCTGAACGACCGCCTGCGCATGCAGGTGTTGGCCGCATCCGTGATGGCAATCAACGCCTGGGAGCCGCGCGTCGACCTGCACAACATCCAGCTGGTGCTGGGCACAGAACCCGGATCGCTCTACGTCGATATCGCGACAGCGCGCCGTGATGGCCCTGGTAACGGGCAACAACTCGCACTCCGCATTCCGGTGAAAGGCTGACCATGGCTATCGACTTCACACAGCTACCACCTCCCAAAGTAATCGAAGTGCTGGACTTCGAAACCCTTCTGGCCGTGCGCAAGGCGCGACTGATCGCCGCTATGCCGGCAGAGATCCGCACCGCCATTGCAGCCACGCTGGAACTAGAAACCGAGCCGCTGACTATCCTGTTGCAGGAGAACGTATACACCGAGCTGATCCTGCGCCAGCGGATCAACGAATCTGCCCAGGCTTCGCTACTCGCCTACGCCGAGAAAACCGACCTTGATAACCGCGCTGCAGATTACGGTGTGAAAAGGCTGCTGATCACCCCGGCTGACCCGGACGCTAACCCTCCTGTCGAGGGGGTGTGGGAAGACGATGAGCGCCTGCGCTTTCGTGCCCAGATGGCACTGGAGGGGCTGTCTGTGGCCGGTAGCCGTGGTGCGTACATTTTT